AAACCGGAGAGGCCGACAGTTTAACTATCAGAAAACAAAATGCTGCTCTTGTAAGTTCAATTGCCGACGACCACGGATTCAAGGCAGTAATAGTTACTGGTTCGGCTGGCGCAACAGAAACTAAGATCGTCTCTTTCAACTTTAATCCGGATTCTGATAATTTTATTAGAAAAGTTTTTAATACCAATCCGATATTGACAAATACTGATATTACTGAAACCGCAAACCAAGAAAAAGGGTTCTTGGCACACACATTTGAGAGATCCGTGAAAGACACTTTAGATAACTCCGGCACTGGAGAAGTTTATGGAATGATACTGGGTCTTGAACTGGGCGCCGCCGAGTGGTCTAATTTTAGTGGAATTAATAGCGGAGAAGTTCAAGCTGCAATGAGCGGCTGGGTCATCTCTCAGGATACGAGGGGTGCAACTTATGCCGGCTTTGATTCAAGATCAACAAATTATGTTACCAAGCTTTTCCAATTCCATGCCTTAGACGCTGGTCGGTGGGCAAATAACACTATTAAGATTTCCATTGCAAACATTAAGGCATCTACAAATACAGATGTCGATGATTATGGTACTTTTGATGTTCTTGTTCGGCACGCGAAAGATACCGATCACGATAAGAACATTCTTGAGTCTTTTGTTAACGTTAACTTGAATCCCAATTCACCAGATCATATTGCAAAAAGAATTGGTAATCAATATACTAAATGGGATGGTAATGAAAGAAGGTTTAGATTATATCAGGATCATCCGAACATCTCTAAATATATAAGAGTGGAGACAAATAACGAAGGAGGTCTCGATCCAATTCTACTTCCTTTTGGTTTTCACGGGCCATGGCGCCCCAAGCTGATGAAAATTGCAGGTCTTTCGGGCAGTATAGGTGGAGATAATGTCGCTGACAAATTTGTAACTAAAACTTTTGCAACTTCAAGCGCCTTGCTTTATGCTACCTCCGCTATTGGTCTGGGGGGAATTGATGTTGGCGGTTGCAACTTGGCAACAAGCTCGTTTATTTATCCGGCAATCGCACTAAGGGCGTCCTCATCGGATGGAGTATTGCCAAATAGCCGAGAAGCTTATTTCGGCTACGACTCCAGAATGGCAAATAATGTTGATCGTTATGAGCGTAGTAACAATGATATCCTTCATGTACTTCCTGATAACTATACAGACTCTACAGCCAATATTGAATCATCGGTTGCTTTTACTTTGGATGATCTACTGGTAGCTAACGTTGAATCTGCCACCAGTCTCGGTATCGCAACATATACATCGGGCTCCCGCGTAGCCGGCACATCAGTTACTGCTTTGACTGGTACTTATCAAAGTATTATTGAAAACCATGGGTTTAATAAGTTCACCATACCAATGTTTGGTGGTCACGATGGCTGGGACATCACTGAGTCCGATCCAATTGCGAACAGAAATATTGGTAGTGCCGAAACAACAAGCTATGAACACAATACTATACGAAGAGCTATTGATGCATGCGCAGATCCAGAAAGGGTTGACTTCAATATTATGACAGTGCCCGGTATAACACTCGAAGCGCTAACTGATCAAATGGCCATAACCTGCGAGAATCGCGGAGATGCTTTGGCGATCATTGACCTTCCGGACGTATATTTTCCAGCACATGAGGGAAGCTCCTATCAGAATTGGGAAAATCGCGTAACTACTAAGTTGAGCACGACCGTAACGAACTTTAAGAATAGAAAGAAAAACTCTTCTTATGGTTGCACTTATTATCCTTGGGTTCAGATTAGAGATTCTTTCAACAACGCTTCAGTTTGGGTACCCCCTTCTGTAGTGGCTCTCGGAACTTTCGCTAGTTCGGATAGAGTTGGTGAGCTTTGGTTCGCTCCTGCCGGCTTTAATAGGGGCGGGTTATCTCAAGGATCTTCTGGCTTGACAGTTACTAACGTTACAGAACGATTAACTTCTAACAATAGAGATGATCTTTATGAAGTTAATATTAACCCAATTGCTTCATTCCCGAACGAGGGGATTGTAATTTTTGGACAGAAGACATTGGATGCTACAACTTCAGCATTGAATCGTATCAACGTTCGAAGATTACTCATCTTTCTTAAGAAAGAGATTTCAAGACTTGCTAATCAGGTTTTGTTTGACAATAATGTGCCGGCAACTTGGAACCGGTTCAAGGGACTGGTTGAACCGCTGTTGGCGAGAGTTAAAGCTAGATTTGGCTTGACCGACTACAGGCTTGTTCTTGATGAAACGACTACAACGCCCGACTTGATTGACAGAAACGTTATGTATGCGAAGATATTCTTGAAGCCAGCGCGCGCCATTGAATTCATTGCACTTGACTTTGTGATTACAAGTACTGGAGCGTCTTTTGACGATTAAAACGATAAATTTTAAATATTTTACTATTTAAAATAAGAGGAGATAAAAGCATATGGCAGATTTCTGGTCAGAACCGGGCATGGAGCCCAAACGAATATTTAGATGGATTATGCGTTTTTCATCGAATGATGCAGATACTAGCATTCAAGAGTGGCTGATAAAAAGAGCAACGAGACCAAGTTGGTCAATTACAGAAAGCCAACATCAGTTTATCAACCATGTCTTTTATTATCCGGGAAGAGTAGAATACGATGAGATGAGCGTAACGTTGGTGGACGCTATTAGTCCTAACGGCGCTATTGTAATGAGAAACATTTTGGCGAAAGCTGGCTACGTCTTGCCTACGGCTGTTGCTGCTTTTGATTATTCAACTATCTCTAAAGCTGGATATGTAAACAACAGTGGCTTGGGTCGCGTGGAGCTTGTACAGTTAACTCATGACAATGTTGAGTTAGAAAAATTTGTATTACACAATGCATGGATTAAGAATTGCAATCTCAATGAGTTGAACTATGAAAGTGACGATTTACTTAACATAGACATAACTTTGAGGTATGATTATTTCTCTGTAGATAACGCCAGCAATACAGATCCTCAACCGGATGCAAGCTATCGACAATAGGCTCAAAAATCTAAACGCTTTGCAAAAGAAGCAATAACACAACTATACTTATGAGGTAAAAATGAGAAACAACGAAGAACGCCTTGGGGCGCTCAACAGAGGTGAAAGCCCTCCGGTCCAACATCCACAACCAAATTCCCAACCAGAACAAGCACTACAGTTCGTAACCCCAACAGAGTTCGTGGAACTTCCCTCAAGGGGAAAGTTTTATTCTGAAGATCATCCCTTGCATGGGAAAGATATAGTCGAAATTCGTTATATGACAGCGAAGGATGAAGATATCCTTACATCTAGGGCTCTTTTGAAAAACGGCACTGCAATAAATAAATTTCTTCAAAACATTATTATAAATAAATCAATTAGAGTTGAGAATCTTCTGGTTGGTGACAAAAATGCAATCATGGTCGCAGCCAGAATCACCGGCTATGGGTCTGAATATGGAACTCAGGTTCCATGCCCAGCTTGCGCAAGTGCTTGTGAATATGATTTTAATTTAAGTGAATGTGGTGAAATTTCAAATGTAGACCATGAAGCGCTTGGTGCTCAATTGACTGAAGATAATACTTATACTATTCACGTCGACAGATCAAACGTTGATGTTGAAGTCAGATTGATGACTGGTAAAGATGAAGTGAACTTACTTCAAATCATGGAGAGAAAGAGAAAGAAGAAGCTTCCAGAATCCAATTTGACTGATCAACTCCGGACAATCATTGTCTCTGTTAATGGAAATGGAGATAGGCAGTATATTGAATCATTTATTCAAAACTTGCCAGCAATTGATTCGCGAAAATTAAGAACTACTTATCAGCGACTTATTCCCAATATTGACTTGAGTCACGATTTCACTTGTTCAGAATGCGATCATGAAGGGGAGGTGATGGTGCCGTTTGGCGCCAATTTTTTTTGGCCTAAATGATGATTACATGAAACAGGTATATGAGCAGTTTTTCTTGCTCAAATACCATGGCGGATGGAGCTTTATTGAGGCTTATAACCTTCCAATTGGATTAAGAACATGGTTTTTAGAACGTTTAACAAAACAATTT